ATATACATCTTGTTATAACAGGAGGAGAACCTTTATTAGGATGGCAAAGACTTTATGTTGACTTGTTTGAACATCCTAGAATGAAAGATTTAAAAAATGTTACATTTGAAACAAATACTACACAACCTATCAGAGAAAATTTATTGGAGTGGACAAAAACGCAGGATAGAATACATATTACGTTTTCGTGCTCTCCGAAACTTACCGTTTCCGGAGAACGTTGGGAAGATGCTATTAAACCCAGTGTTGCTAAAAATTACTATGACACTCCCAATAGTCATTTGTATTTCAAATTTGTTGTCTGTGACAATGGCGATATTGAAGAAGTTTCAAAAGCTGTTGAACTTTATTCAAAAGCAGGTATTAGTTGTCCAGTCTATTGTATGGCCGTTGGTGGCTGTTATGAAGAGTACCAAGAAAACGCAAAAAATGTTACCGAACTCGCAATGCAAAAAGGATGGAGATATAGTCCAAGATTGCACGTCGATATTTTCGGAAACGAATGGGGAACTTAAAAAGGAAGGAGAAAAATAACATATGGATATAATAAAAAAAATGAAAGGTATATTTAAAACAAAAGATAAAGCAAAAGATGTTGCATCAGCATATACTGAGAAAGATCCTAAAAGAAAAGCATTAATAGAAGAAAAAGCAAAAGCAACTAAACAAGGGAAACCATGGGTTGCTGTATTAGATACCCAAATTAATAAAGATAATATTAAAAATGGCTTTTTTGAATTAGATTGGAATAATGAATTTATTGAACAATTAATAGATTCAGGCTACAAAGGAGAAAAGCCTGAACAAATTGTTGATGCATGGTTTAAAGATATTGCAAGAAATATTTTAAAAGATCAAGGGCAAGACCCAAATACTGGAATGGGCTACATTAATATCAACAGAATGGATGATGATAAATCAGAAGTTAGTTAATGCATGAATTACATTTTAGTAGATACTGCAAATACTTTTTTTAGAGCTAGACACGTTATTAGAGGTGCTTTAAATGAAAAAGTAGGAATGGCTCTTCATATTACATTTAATAGTATAAGAAAAGTTTGGCAAGAATTTAAAGGAGACCATGTTGTATTTTGTTTAGAAGGAAAATCTTGGCGAAGAGATGTTTATCCTAGATATAAAATGAATAGAAAAACTGCTCGAGAGGCGTTAACTGTTTCTGAAAAAGAAGAGGAAGAAGTTTTTTGGGAAACATTTACTCACTTTAAAAATTTTATAGATACAAAAACAAATTGTACAATAATACAACATGAACAGCTAGAAGCAGATGACTTAATTGCAGGTTGGGTAAAAGCACACCCAGATGATAATCATATTATAATATCAACTGACGGAGACTTTGCACAATTGATAAAACCTAATGTAAAACAATACAATGGAATACAAGAAGTTACTATTACACACGAAGGATACTTTGACAATAAAAAGAAACCTGTAATAGATAAAAAAACAGGAGTTCCTAAAAAAGCACCTAACCCTAAATTAATGCTATTTGAAAAATGTGTAAGAGGAGATCCTACTGATAACGTATTTTCAGCATACCCGGGTGTTAGAGCTAAAGGAACTAAAAAGAAAGTAGGGTTAATTGATGCATTTGAAGACCGAGAAACCAAAGGATTCAATTGGAATAATTTAATGCTACAAAGATGGAGAGATCAAGACGGGGAAGAACACAGAGTTGTAGATGATTACAATAGAAACGTAATACTATGTGATTTAGATGCACAACCACCCAAAATTAAAGCTGTAATAAAAAAAACAGTAGAATCAGTTAAAGCAAAAGCAATAGAACAAGTAGGGTTAAAACTTATTAAATTCTGTGCTAAATGGGATATGCAAAGAATAGCCGAGTATCCACAGAGCTACGCAGAGCCCTTAAACGCAAAATATAAGCAGAAAGAGGTAGCATGACAACAGAAAAATTCTTTGCAAAACCTATACTAGAAAGCAGATTTTGGATAGTTGAAAAACAAGGACATAAGGTAGGTACATTATGTAGACAAGAGGATAGAAAATACTTGTATACCTGCGAAGACGGTACTAAAATATTTGATAATGAACAGCAATTAAAAAACAATTTTGATGGTGAATGGATGTGGGGTAGCAGTACTATTTCAAGCCCACATATTGAGCCCACAGAGCACCTAGTGTACAGTTTTCCTTGCAAGTTTAAACCTTGTAACATGGTATATGATGTTAAAAAGAAATTACCATTGTTTACAAAAAGTAAAAAATCCAAATCCTTATATAGTGCTGGATACTATATTATTAGATTTGAAAAGGGGTGGGTAAGAAGTTTTTGCCCTAAATTAATAACTTTAGAAAGATATCCTAACAAAGGACCTTTCAAAACAACAGTAGAAATGAAACAGGAGTTAGCAAATGCCAACAGATGAACCCGTTAATACAGCACCTATCCAACAATTTATTCAAAGAGTAAAAGCCGCGGACACCGGACATCAAAAAGAAGTAAAAATAGATATTGCAACCGCAAAAAATTTAACATATTCTCTAGCAACCATACTAGCCAGACTTGCCGGAGACTACGAATCTATCATAACTAAACAATCGAAAGCCGAAGATACTATCAGTGTAAAAGCTGACGGTGGAAGCCTTTAGTATAGACATCTATAACGGCGTTTCGAAATCATTAACTTAATACTTTTACTACACAAAAGAAGATTTATTACGATAAATATAGTATAAAGGTGTAAAAGAAAAGGGCATAGTAAAAGTTATGAGTAGACCAAAGCCTACAATTATATTGGAACACGTAGATAAGAAAAGCTATAAATCTGAGCAAATTCTTAATGCAGAAGCCATCTGGGCAGTTTTTCATAAAAATAAACCTTTCAATCTTAAATCAGCAAATATGCTTAACAACTACCCTGGACCTAAATATAAAAAAGTTAGTTTTAGTAATCCTGGACACGCCTTTAATCTTGCCAAAAAATTGAATACTCTTTTCAACGTTGAAGAATTCACTGTAGTTAAACTTACTGCTGGTGAAACTGTCAACGAAAAATGAACTGGAAAGAAACCTACACAAAAATTTTCCTAAAACAAGCAGATATTAGTGTTAACCCTAATACCTTAAAAGAATACTTGCCACTATGGTGGAAAAATAATAGATCTAAAAATGTAGGCGGATTAAGATTAACAAATGATGGTTTAACTTTCCTACAAAAGAAACTTCAACTTAAAACATACGAAGTACCATTCCCTATTGACTTTAGAGTTACTACCCAAGCCATAATTTTTTTAGATAGATTTATAAATTGTCCTTATTATCTAGCTGATGATGGATTAATTTTAACTCAAGAAAAGAAAGCTATGGAATTAATGTTATTTTCTGGTGATATAAGAAAATATGGTATTAGTAAAGCTATGACTAGACTAGCCAATAACGAAGATTAATCCAAAAATTCTCGGTAAATTAATATATGCAAATACGTAGAATAGCAATAACCGGCAATATGTCTGGAATAGGTAAATGCTTATACGAAAAATTTTATCCTTATTATGAATGTATTGGATTAGATAAAGAAAACGATAACGATATTCACGATACCAGAAAAGTTGTAGATAAATGTCTTAGTGCTGACGTATTAATTAATAATGCATATGCATTTAATAAACAACACGAACTCTTATACCAATGGTGTAGTTTTAGTAAAGACAAACCTAAACTTGCAATTTCAATAGGTAGTGTTGTAACCGAGTTAGGTTTGTTTGATCATCGATTACCAAGTGAAAAATATTACATTGAAAAAATGAGATTAAAGAAAATAACTTATGAAGTTAATGGAAATGGAGGAAAATGTAAAGCTAGTATAATTTCTCCTGGTTTTGTTGACACAAATATAGATATGACATTCGAACAACCTACTGTTGTAGAGAAAACTGCAAGAATGTGGGAAATTTGTAAAGAAGCAAAAACTATATTATCCCCCAACGCAGTCTTTGATGCAGTGAAATTTGTCATAGATTCCTACGAAAAAGGCAATTTAGTTACTCACGTCGTAATTAACAATTGATCTATGCGGGTCATTTAAGCTTCTTTTCATTTGACTTAATTACCAAAAGGTGCTATTATTAATAATAAACCAATTGTATTAAAAGGAGTACATAATGGCACGAAGCAAACACACACAATCACAAGATTCTAGTTTAGCAACTAGACAATTAAGTCCAAATAAAGCAAAGGCAAGTATTTTACACGCCTTAAAAATCAAAAGACCAATCTTTTTATGGGGTGGTCCAGGTATTGGTAAATCTGACGTTGTTCGTCAAATTGCAGGAACTATCAATGCTCATGTAATAGATATTAGATTAAGTTTATGGGAACCAACAGATATTAAAGGTATTCCATATTTTAATAGCAAATCAGAATCAATGGAATGGGCATCTCCTTCAGAATTACCAAATGAAAAGATGTCTAAAAAGCACAAAAACATAATTCTATTTTTAGACGAAATGAATTCCGCGGCTCCAAGTGTTCAAGCGGCGGCTTACCAATTAATATTGAATAGAAAAGTAGGTACTTACGAACTACCAGAAAATGTTATGATAGTGGCGGCGGGTAATAGAGAAGCAGATAAAGGTATTACTTACAGAATGCCGGCTCCATTAGCAAATAGATTCATCCATTTAGAAATGAAACCAGTATTTGACGATTGGTTTGAATGGGCAGTAGAAAATAACATTAACAAAGACGTTATAGGTTATCTGACTTTTAGCAAAAAAGATCTATATGATTTTGAACCAAAATCTTCTAATAGATCATTTGCTACTCCGAGATCTTGGTCATTTGTAAGTGAACTCTTATCAGATGATTTAGATGAAAACACTGTGACTGATTTAGTCAGCGGTGCTGTCGGCGAAGGACTTGCAGTTAAGTTCATGGCCCACAGAAAAGTGGCATCACAACTTCCTAACCCTTCTGATATTTTAGATGGTAAAGTAGAGAAGTTAAAAAGTAAAGAAATAAGTGCAATGTACTCCCTAACTGTTTCTTTATGTTATGAACTAAAAGAGGCAAGTGATAAAAAAGATAAGAAGTTTAACGACAAAGTTGGAAAATTTCTTAGATTTATGATGGACAATTTTGACACTGAATTAGTTGTAATGGGTATTAAATTAGCTCTTACACAATATCAGTTACCTTTTGATCCTGATGCAATCAAATGCTTCGATGAGTTTCATGAAAAATACGGCAAGTATATTACAGCCGCTCAAAGCGCCGATTAAGTGTTTCGTTATAGGGTGCTCTCGGGTGCCCTATAACATAAAGGATTTATGCCAGTAGCAACAAAAACAAAAACTAAAAAAGTTAAAAAAATTAAAGAACCACCAGTTTTAAAACTCTCTGATGAAGAATATAGACAAATGAGAGCAGAAGTATTAGATAAAATAATTGTAGCAAGAGTTGGACTATTATTAAGACATCCTTTCTTTGGTAATATGGCTACTAGATTACAAATAAAAGAATGTGATGATTGGTGTCCTACGGCGGCTACTGATGGTAGACACTTATATTATAATACAGAATTTTTTCACAAATTAAGCACTAAAGAAATTGAATTCGTAATAGGTCACGAAATATTACATTGTGTTTTTAATCATTTACAAAGAAACGAAAATAGAAATAGAATGCTCTATAATATTGCGGCAGACTATCTAGTTAATAATACTTTATGTAGAGACAATATAGGTGAAAAACCTAAAGGTATTCAAATATTTCAAGATTACAAATATGATGGATGGAGTTCTGAAGAAGTATATGATGACTTATTTAAAAATGCTAAAAAAATTGATATAAGCAAATTAGGAAAACTATTAGATGAACATATTGATTGGGAAAAAGGTCCTAATGGTAGTTCAGGTGGTAAGGATAAAAATGGTAAAAATAAACAACCTATAATAAGCAAAAAAGAAATGGAAAAAATTCAAAACGAAATTAAAGAGGGTATAATGCAATCAGCCCAAGCGGCAGGCCCAGATCATTTACCTGAAGAAATTGAAAGAATGATTAAAGATTTTGCTAATCCTAAAATGGATTGGAGAGAAATATTACAACAACAAATACAAAGTGTTATAAGAAACGACTATACTTTTGCTAGACCTTCTAGAAAGGCTTGGCATTCAGGTATAATTTTACCAGCAACAGATTACGAAAAAACAATAGATATTTGTGTAGCAATAGACACATCAGGTTCTATTGAAGAACGACAATTAAAAACTTTTTTAAGTGAAATTCAAAGTATTATGGATCAATATAAAGATTATAATATTAAAATATGGTCTTTTGATACTAAAGTTTATAATGAACAAGACTTTACTGCTAGTGATGGTAATTTAGAAGACTATGACGCTAAAGGCGGCGGTGGAACAGATTTCATGGCAAATTGGAGATATATGAAAGATAATGATATAGTTCCAAAAAAACTAATAGTATTCACAGATGGTTATCCTTGGGACGATTGGGGAGATCCTGATTATTGCGATACTATTTGGGTTCTTCATGAACATCAAAACAAAAACTTTGAAGCACCTTTTGGTATAACAACGCACTATGAATAATGTTTCCAAAAACTAATATACCAAATCCACTAAACTTTCTTAATTGTAGAAAATTTAATAAAAAACCAAAAGGAATGGAATTTATAGAAATTCTTAATTCTAGTCCTGACTCTGACAAACTAATAGAACAGTGGGTTATACAAAATTTAAAAAGTAGATACTATATTGGTAAACATATCAAAGTAAGCAAAACAGACAATCTCATACATTCTTTTTTGGTAGGATTCGAAGATCCAAAAGAGATGAGTATATTCAATTTAAGTTGCCCTCACATTAAACTTCATTAAATATCTTCGTATACAATTAATAACAAATACGGAGAACATATTAATATGACTGAGCAAACCAAAACAGATGCGGCAAAACAAACAACCGCACCAGCCGGTCCCGTTGGTCCAGATGGATCAAAAGGACAAATTGCTGGAGATTTGACTGTCCAAGATTTAGGAATAATCAAATCTATAATTGATGCGGCTTGCCAAAGAGGAGCATTTAAGGCAAATGAAATGCAGGCTGTTGGCGCCACATATAATAAATTAGAATCTTTCTTAAACGTTGTACAAGCACAACAAAAAGATTTAACAAAAGATTCTAAAGGAACACCGGCTACTGCAACTGCAAAAGCCGATGCAAATGTTAATACACAGGTAGGAGGAAAAAAATAATGGCTGATCTTAAACACGTTGGACGACTTAAAGGCGGAGAACAAAAAGTTGTTGTAGTTTATAGAACAATACCAGGCGATTCTAAATCTGCACTTGTAATAGAAACGGCAAAAATAGG